CCTCGTCTCCATCATAGCGGCGAGTTGAGCATCCACGAATTTGATGTGCCACCTGTCGCCGTCTGAAACTATAATCCTTAGGTCTTCCATAGCCGCGACCGTTTCAGATATCCACTCTTCCGACTTTTTAAACCTCATGCGAATGCTCATTGGGGATATTTCAAACGCTCCATGCCCTGACCATGCCGACATGCAGAAGTGAAGGAAGAGTCCCTGCTGGTCCAGATCGAACGAGCTGACCTTGCCTGTCAGCCAGCGGTCGTTATGGAATTGCCAGTATGGAAAACTGTTTGTCACCGCGTTGCCGCTCCCTTGCTCTGCATCATGGCGAAAACGGCGTCGCGGACGTGCTGAGATACGGGCATTCCCGTTTCCTCGGCGAGGGCAAACAGGTATTCGCGCATTTTAGCCGTGGGCTTAAACCCGATCGGCTTTCCCTTGCGGGCTTTCGGTTCGGTCTTATCAAACTTTTTCAACTGTGATCCTCCGTGCTATTTGAGATGCAAAAAGTATCATAAGTGATCTATTGTCATCTCGCAAGCACAAATGCACATTTTTAAACGTTTTTGTTTGTAATTAAAATGTGTTAATCTTGAAAATGTTGCTAATCTCAATCAGAGAGGAGTGCGCAAAATGAAGCTAACCGCCAACATTAATGTAAAACTAACCCCACTTGAAAAGCGGAGGTTCCGCGCGATTTGCAGCGCGTCCGGTGCTCCTGACGGTCAGGTAGCCCGCCAGTTAATCCGTGCGCTTTTAGTAGCCATAGAGGTATGTTGAGATTGCGGGTGAAATGGGCAACAGTCCGACGGTTTTTTATGAGCATTACAGGGCTTTGGCGGCTCCAGGCGATGGCGTGCGGTACTTCAACTTATGGCCGGATAGGTGCATGATTTAAATGAAAAAGTTGAAAATTGTGTCATTGTGTTGACTAGCTCAGATGTTTGGGCTATAGTGTCGACAGTTGAGAGCGGAACAACCAACGGGAGAGCGAAAATGAGCAAGAACACGAGCGAGCGCAACGCGTACCGGACAACCTATCACCGCGACGGGACTGTGACGGTGTGGGATGTCCATCAGCAGGCGTGGACGCGGGTACGGGCCGACAGGATCGGCGATGCGGTGCTGGCATCCCTCTCGGATGCCGAGCGGCGGCGGATCTCGCGGATGGCGTTCAAGCGGGCCTGATCTGCCATTTCCCTCCCGCGCCCGGCGGGCAATCCGGGCATCAAGGAAAAAGACAATGCACACATGCCCCCGATGCGGATATCCCGGCAAAGACCCTCGCGCAGTCGCCAGAGGTGCGGCCGGTACCGGAGAAAGCAAAAAACGTGATCCAGCCAAAATGCGGGCGGCTGGAATAAAAGGCGCGACAAAGCGGTGGGAAAAGCGTCAAGACTGCAACGATTCCGCAACGACACGCGAAAAGGCCAGTAAATAGGCCAAAAAACGCGGATTTCTAATCCGGCGGTCGCGTGTTCGAGTCACGCCGGGGGTGTCATCTTCCAACCCCCTCAAAAGCCCATATTAAAGGGCATTTCGGCCACAATTCCCGCGTTTTCCCCTCCCTGGCCGTCTCCATCGCAAGCGGCGTTTCCCGACTTTAAGCGGCTTTAAGCGGCGTTTGGCGGTCGTTTTCTGCAACGCTATTGCAACGGCGCGGCGGGCGTGGTATTGGCTGAGACATGAACAGAGACGGGAACAACCGCACCCCTTCGCAACGCGCATTCGGCAAGATCGGCCTGCCGTCCTCAGAGCGCACGGGAAAGGCCACAGACCGCCTTGAGCTGATCAAGCGGCTATGGCGCAAGGGCGTTGTCGATCAGCGTTGCCTCATGGCCCGCGTCAGGGCGCTTGACAGGGATAGCGCGATCACGGCGCGGATACCGGATGAACTTTTAAGCATGGTGGAGGGTCAGGAGGAATGAAAACCGGAGGGATTATGTCTGCACCAATTCCGCCCGAAGGATACGCCCTGGTTGAGAAGCGCGAAATCACCATTGTTTATTCGTGGCTCTGGTGGAGCGCCAGCCGCCAGCAATGGGAGCCGACCGCCGTGGCGGGCGAAACCTACCCCGAAACCAGCGTTCATTTCTACTGCCGGCCGATCATCGATTTTGCCGAGTTGAGGTGTCTGATTGAGCAGAGCGAGGCGATTAACGCACGGATGCGTGAATGGGTAGAGGAGGCACGGCAATGAAAAAGGTCACGGAGTGGCTACAGGTCGTCGTCATGTTTCCGGCCATTGTTGCCGTGGGCATCTTAGCCCTGCTGTTGATTGCGTTTGTCCGCGTTGACGAGACGGAAGCGGGGGAGGAGTGAGCAACGAAGAAGTGATTCTTACGACAAAAGTTTCCCCGTTGCGGCTTAAGTCCGTAGCGCAGCCGTGGAGCCTGTTTCTGACTGGCGACATACATCAGGGCGTAGACAATCACCATAACACCGGCTATCGGAAAATGATTTCCGAGTGCGTCAAAATGAAGGCCAAGAAACAGCCCTTCAAGGTCATTTACACGGGGGATGAAAACGACATCGCCAGCGGATCTGAGCGGGCCGGAATGATGGCGGCGAACCTCCACGGCGGCACGATCAAGACTATGGATCAGATGTTTGCCGAAAAGTGCGATGAGCTTATCGAGATGAATAAACCCATTGCCGAAGAAATTATCGGATGGGTTCAGGGCAATCACTTCTGGCGCTTCTCCACGTCGAACACGCGTAAGGGCTACCACGAGGGGATGACATCGACCGAGTACATTTGCCGCAAACTGGGCAATCATTGGCTAGGCTTCATGTCCTGCATCGTCATCAGCGCCAAAGACGATAACAACGTCCAAGTTCCTTACAAAGTCGTCGTCTGCCACGGAAAAACGGCATGCGCGACGGCGGGCGGCGCGATCAACCAAGTCCAGAACCTACGCAAGATATGGCCTCTTGCAGACACCTATTGCCTTGCCCACGACCACAAGCTGTTGGCCGTCAAGGAGCCGCAGCTAGACATTGACGTTTCCCCCAAGAGCGCCTGCGACTACAGCACGTCTAACATGGAGCACTTTAGGGTCACATCCAAGGATCAGATCCTTTGCCGTTCAGGCAGCCAACTCAAGAGCTACGAGCCGGGCGTGCCAAGCTATGCGGTAGGGCGCATGTATCACCCGTCTTCCCTTGGATGCGTGACGATTGAAGTTAAAGGCCATAGGCGCATGACAGATGGCGGCCGGAACTTTGAATGGGAGCATACGGCAAGGATATGAGCATGAACTCTTGGACGCGCAAGATGAAGCAGGCATTCAACGAGGGGTGCCACGCAGGCGAACATGGGCAACCCGCGCGCGCTACCGAGACCGATACGGCGCATGAAGCAGGCGCGCGGATCAAGGGCTACGAGGTTGGGGCGGAGATGCGCAGGCAGGAAGCGGAATGGACAAGGCATAGGAGGGGGCAGCAGTGAGCGACTGCACATGCGCGATCTGCGGCCTGCCCATCGAGCGGCAGCGGTTTGGCCCTGCACCGACAACGCATCCAGGCGCATGCAGGACGGCGCGGAACCTTGAGTTGAGGCGCGTGACGGTTGCCGAGTGGCGAAGGCGCAACAAGGGCAATGGGTGGACGGTGGAAGGGGAGAGCATCGTCAAGCGGATGATGCAGAAGGTCAGACAGATAAACGATCAGATTGAAATAGAAGCAGAGGTACAGAGGTGAAACGCAATTACTTAGTCTCTCTGTGTGGGCAGACCTGTCAAGACAAAACGAAATGTTTAGAGTTGCTGCACCCCCGTCATAGGTTCCCTGTAGGGGGTGTACGCGCCTCAGGTGCGGAGTCCGGTGCTTTTCCTCGTACACCGTAAAATATTAAGGGTTTACCAGTGAACCTCAACAAGTCAGCCATCGCCTCCCGCCTCGGCATCAGCGCCGCCGCCGTGGGGCAGTTGCTCAAGGCTCCCGACGCGCCCGCTGAAGTCGAAAAGGGGCTATTTGACCTCGCCGCCGTCCGTGCCTTCTGGAAGTCCCGCAAGGCGCTCGACAAGGCCAAGCCTACCGGAAGCTATGCCGACGAACTCAAGGCCAAGACAGCCGCACAGCGGGCGCTTCTGGAGTTGGACTTGGAAGTGAAGCGCGGCAACCTGATCGACCGGGACACCGTGGAGATGCAGCAGCGGGCATTCGTTCAGGTCGTCCAATCCGACCTGCTCAATGCCCACACGACCCTCGCGCTGCTGGTATCGGGCAAGACCGGCGCAGACCTGGAAACCGAGATCAAGGGCTTCATGCGGCGACTGATCCAGAGCTGGCAGAAGTTGGCAAAAAAAGAGGGCGGGAAGTGAACCTCGACCCCAACGCCATGCTCGGCCTGTTTGAGCTACCCCCCGATGGCAAAATCTGGGAATGGGCTGAAGAGTGTATCATCATCCCGGCGCGGACCCCGACCAACTTTCCCGGCGCATACCGTTCCGAGCTGGCAATCTACACGCGGGATATCCTTGACCTGATTCAGGATCCCGCCGTTAACACGATCATCTTTGAGAAGGGCGCACAGGTCGGCGCAACTCTGCTCGCCATCATCGCCCTCGCCTACTGGTGTGACGTTGACCCTGGCCCCGCTATGATTGTCTACCCCACTGAGGACATAGCCCGCTCGGTTTCCGAGACCCGCGTCATGCCAGTCTTCGAGGAGTCGCCCCGCCTTGCCGCGCTGATCCCCTCCGACCGCAAGCAAAACTGGACGAAGCTCCAATACCGCCTGAAAAAGAACGTGGTCAACTATGTAGGGTCCAACAGTCCCGCGAACCTCGCATCCCGCGCCGTGCGCTACCTGATCACGGATGAGGAAGACAAGTACCCCGCCCGCTCGAAAGAGGAAGCAGACCCCGTATCGCTTGCCAGCCAGCGGCTCAAGACCTTCGGCGGGCGGCGCAAGCATCTGCGAATGTCAACCCCTACCACATCAACGGGCCACATTCACCGCGCCTATCTGTCAGGCGACCGCCGCCGCCTTTACCTGCCCTGCCCTCACTGCGGCCTGATGCAGTTTCTCCAGTGGGCGCAGATCAAGTTTGACGCCAAGAAGCCCATCGATCAGGCGGCTATGAGTTCCGTTTACGAGTGCGCGGGCTGCAAGCGCCCCATCATGGACGGGCATAAGCCGGACATGCTCAAGAAGCGCGAATGGAAATCCAGCGCGGTATCGGATGACCCCGCTACGGTCAGCCTTCACCTCTCCAGCCTGTACGCTCCGTGGGTTACATGGTCTCAGCTTGTGCGCAAGTTTCTTCAGACCCGCAACAATCCTGAGCAATTACAAGACTTCATCAACTCCGAATTAGGCGAACCATTTGACCCCATCGATACGCGCATCTATGACGAAACGATAGCCGACCGCGAGGGCGACTACCCGGACGGCAAGGATTGGGCTGATTGCAAGACCTATGCCGACCGATTCAAGGGTCTGGTGCGCAACGAGGATTACGCCACATTCATCGGGTGTGACGTTCAAAAGGGCTACATCCGCATGGTGGCCCGCACTTTCCTGCGGTCAGGCGATTCAGCGCAAGTCTACCGCGCAGAGCTATCGGGATTCGACGCGCTCTTAAAGTTGGCCGACTCCCTGCAAGCGGAATACATCGGTATCGATACCCTGTACCGGCGCGAGGAAGTGCAGGAGTTTTGTTACGAGGCTGGCGCTGGATTCTACCCCATTCACGGCGTATCGACGCGGGCGGCTCCGCTTATTCGCCTTGAGGCAGGGTTTGACATCGACGAGGGAAAGCGCCGCGTTAACCCACAGGCCCGCACCCTTGACCGCTTTGCCATCCACAGCGACCAGGCGCTTTCCTTGCTTGCCGACTGCATCCAGCAGACGCGGGACAAGGCGGGCAACCCGACCACCCCGCAGTGGTTTGTCGGCAAAGGCGTCGGCGGAGATAAGGCGTATTGCCGCGAGCTGACGGCGCGAGTGTGTCAGGGCGGAAAATGGGTCAACCCGCAGCAGCGGGCGGACCACTACAGCGATTGTGAAAAAATCACCATCGCGCTTGCCGTGCATTTTGGTTTTTGGAAATGGGTGGACGTGGATGCCGACAAGGAGGGCGCTAAAGATGAGTGAAAGAACGTGGGCTTGTTTCCGTTGTCTTGGCAGCAAGCGGGTCATGCTGCCCGCTACTCATTCGCAACCCGACACCGATCATCGCCTTTTTTCCGTTCCTTGCCCGTCCTGCTGCGGGTCCGTAAACCTTAAGCGAAAAGTTGACATGCGGACATGGCGGCGGCGCGATGAAACGTGTCCTGAGTACGGTTTAGGGAATCGAAAACTTTAAAAATTTGACAGGCTAGGCTCTACAAGGATACTTGAACTGACAACTGAATAGGGCCGGACCTTTGGGCTGATCCCCCGAAGGCATGGCACAAGAAGGGCGCATCCGTCTAGGCGCGGGTGCGCCCTTTTTGTTTTCCCCCGGCCCGAGTTCTATCAGGGGGCAAATGGCGACAACCGACACACTACGCGCCGCACTGACCGCCGAGCTTTCGGAGCTGTGCCCGCTTGCTTCAAACCCCGTTGAGAACGCCGACCTCGCTATTGATATCGACGCCTATTGCAAGGCACGCGAGGCCGAGCTGCTGCTTACCGCCAACCATCTTTCCAACCGCTCGCAGGCAGGGCAGACTTTCGGCTATCGGGACGCGGCATCGGCGCAACGCATGGCGCAGACCATGGCGGCAAAGCTGACCCGCGCCGGATTCTCTCTGAACGTTGGCGCGACGACGCTTGCCGATATGCGCGGACTGAGGGAGCAAAATGAGATTCAATAAAATCAGCTCCTATATCGCAAACTTGAGTGCGTCCATCATGGGGCGTGGCTATGACGCAGGCGATACCCGCTATTCTGATCATGGCCTTGGGTGGGATCGTGCGGGCAAGCATGACGAAGACCGTTACGTCACGGCCTGGACGCGGGACAAGATCCGCAGCTTGTGCATGGATGGGCGGCGCAATGACCCCCTCATTCAGGCGGCTTGCAAGCGCATCGTTGACTTTTGCGCGGGCCCGGACGGGTTAATCTTGCAGGCGGCGACCGACAATGACGCCGTAAACGCCGAGTACGACCAGTATTTCAAGGAGTGGTCCAACCGCTGCGACTTCCTCGGCGTCCTGTCTTTTGGCGATTATCAGCGGCTCATGATCGACGCTGACGAGCATTCAGGCGATTGCCTCATCATGCGCCTGTCCAACGGTCAGCTCCAGGGCATTGAGGGGGAGCACATTCGCCAGCCGCACAACGTGCCTGAAACCGCTTCGCAATACGACGGAATGCGGCTTAACTCCATCGGGCAGATTACCGCCTTTTGCATCCATAAGCGCGACAAGTCCGGGCAGTTCAGCGGGCTTGACTACGAATGGGTTGACGCCGCCGCCTGCTACCATTGGTCAGACCGTTGGCGCTTTGACATGATGCGCTCCTTGCCTGAGTTGGCTTGCGGCATCATCCCGGCGCGACACATCAAGGACGCCAACGATTCAACGCTCACACAGGTGCGGGCGCAGGCAAAGCCCGCTATGGCGACCGAGACGTTTACCGGCAACGTGGCCCCTTCTGGACGCAGCGCAGCCCGCACGGCTCAGAGCGTCAACAAGACCCGCGTGGAAGAGCTGGACGGCGCTACCCTGTACCACTTCCTTCAGGGAGAGGGCGGTCTTAAGTTCGCGGCTCCGACAACGCCGAACAGCAACCTGACCCCGTTCTTGACCTTCAATATGCGCCGGTTCGCGGCTATCACGGGCTTTGCCTACGAAGTCTTGATGCTCGACATGACGGGCGGCAACTTCTCGCAAAACAAGATGATGCGGTATTGCACTCAGGCGGCAATCGACACGAAGCAGAAGCGCCTCGCCAAGTTCGTGCAGTTCACGCGCTCATGGCAAATCGCCCGTGGTGTCGCCCGCAAAGAGATCCCGCCCGCCCCGTTCATCAAGGGCCGCTCGCAGTTCGCGGACGTTCGCGTGATCAAGCCGCCGCAGACGTGGGCAGACGATGCCGACCAGATCGGCACGGACACCAAGGAAATTCAGGCTGGGCTCGCGTCCTACAGCGAGAAGGCGGGGCGCAAGGGGCAAGACATCGAGGAAATTTGGCGGCATAAAATCAGCGACTTGGTGCTCCTTAAAAAGCTGTGCGCGGAAGCGTCCAAGGATGGATTGCAAATCAAGCCTGAGGATATCGCCGTCATCAATCTGCCTGGCGCACAGGCACAACCGCAGCAGGCCGCACCGTGAAAAACGAGATCCGTTTACAGGCTAAATTGGGCGAGCCGTGGGCCATTCGCCCGCAGTCGCTCCACGCGTTTCTCGCCATGGAAGACGACCGGATGCCGTTGCGTGAAAAGGATGAGCACGCGCCCGCCATGCAGGGTGCCGTCGCCGTTGTGCCGCTCGTTGGCGTCATGATGCGCAACCCCGACGAAGTCGATTACATGCTCGGCGCGTGCAGCACAACCGCCTTTTGTGCCGCCATGAATGCCGCCGCCATGAATGCCGCCGCGTCCGCAATTCTGATCGATGTCGACAGTCCTGGCGGCGAGGCGCTCGGATGCGATGAGGCGGCTGATGCGGTCAAGCAGGCGCGGGCAATCAAGCCCGTTGTGACCTACAGCGGCGGAATAATGGCGAGCGGCGCTTATTGGGTTGGATGCAATGCCGACGCCGTTTATGGGTCCGCGATGGCGCGAATCGGAAGCGTAGGTTGTTACGCGCTCTATCGCGACTACAGCAAGTATTTTGAGAACAGCGGCATCAAGTCTTTCCTCGTCAAGTCCGGCGACAACAAAGGCGACTTCGCGCAGGGGTTGCCTATCACGCAGGACATGATCGACGGAGCGCAGGCCCGCGTTGACAAGATCGGGGCTATGTTCCGCGAATGCGTGAGCGCGGCCCGCCCGTCGATTGCCGCCGCCGATATGCAGGGCCAGGACTTCATGGGCGACGATGCGTTGAAAGCCGGTTTCATTGATTCGGTGTGTGGGTTTAACAGGGCGCTTGCCGATGCTGGAACATTGGCCCGTCTGCGCTCTGATCGTGGTTAGTCGAAAAGCAAAAAGGAACAGAAAATGAAGAAGTTCGTTGCGTTTATCGGGATTCTCGCGCTGGCGGTTTCGCTGGTGCAGGCGGAGAGCCAGACGTTCACGGTGTCGGTTGCCTCGAATCAGACCGCCTTCACGGCCGCGCTGCCGGTTCACGGTGTGATTGATCGCGTCGAGCTGGTCCGGGCCGCGAGTGCGCCTCAGTGCGATGTCATCGTTGGCACGTTTGACGGCACGACCGTGATTGACACTTGGGTGAGCGTCCTGAACTGGGCCGAGGGCGGAGCCAAGGAGACGAAGGTGATTCGCCCGCGCCTGATCGGTACGGACATCACCGGCACGGCCCTGACCTATGGTAGCGCCCTCCAGGTGACGAACATCACGCAGCAGCTCACGGCGACCTACGAGGCCCCGATGGCTGGCGGGAACGTGTATGTGAAGCTGGTCAATGACGCGACCGGATCCAACATCACCGCGACGGTCAAGGGCACCATCTACTTCACCCCCGTGCAGCGGTAAAGGAGAATCATGGAAACCCCCGTTCAACTGCTGGATAAGGCGAACGCAAGCCTTGCGACCTTGACCGCCGAAGTGGGTACGCTCAAGGCCGAGTCGCTCAAGTCGGCTGACGCTATCAAGGCGCTCACCGGCGAACGCGACACGCTCAAGGCGCTGGCCGATGAGGCGTGCGCCAAGGTTGCCTCGCTGGAAGGCGAGAAAGCCACGCTGGCCGCGTCCATTACGGACCTGACCGGCAAGCTGGAAAGCGCCGAGGCGAAGCTGAAAGACCCCGCGCTGCTGGCCGCCGCCGCACTCGTGGCCGCTGCTCCCGTGGCGGGCTTGGGTGGCGAAGGCGCACCCCAGGCGTCGAATGCCGAGAAGACCAAGGAAATCGAATCGAAAATTAAAGCGACGGACAACGCCATGGAAAAGGCGACCCTCCGCGCTCAACTCCGCGACCTGTAAGAAAAGGACACTCAAATGGCTAACGTGACGTTTACGACTTTCACCCAGGAAGAGCGCATGAAGGATGCGTTCATCATGGCGCTGCGCACCAAGCTCGTCCCCATGGACGCCTTCACCACGAAGTTTGACCTCACGGGCAAGCGCGTGGGCGACTCCATCGTGGTCGGTAAGTACACGGGCGGCGTTGCTGCTACCCGCGTTCCCGGAGCTGCGGGCGTTGGCTCCGGCACCGTGGTTGGCGCGAAGCTGACTCTGCCCAACCCGACCTACGTTCAGTGGGGTATTCCCTCTGGCGTGGGTGGTGCGGAAGACTTTTTCCGCGTGGGCATGGACCAGATGAAGATCCTCGCAGCGGCGATTCTTGCGGTGCCGTTCGCCAAGATCACCTCGGCCAACTACGGCGACACCGTTGCCGACAAGCTGGTCAAGAGCTCCGGCGACTTTGGCCGCTCGGCTGTGGCCTCTCTCGGCAAGCTCGCCGCCGCCAAGGGCATTGACGGGAACATGGTCCTGAACAGCGCCTATTACTGGCAGCTCCTGACCGAGTACAGCGCGGGCATTCTGGACAAGGAAGCGTTCACATCCGGTATCCTGCCCATGCAGGCCGGAATGACCGCCTACCAGTATCCCGCGCTTCCCGCCAACAGCGAAGCCCTCGGCGGCGCGGTGTGTGCCAAGAGCGCCCTGCTGGTCGGTATGGCCCCGCTGCTGCCCGAAGGCAAGCCCGGCGACGGCGACCTGATCTCCTCGGAGATCATCACGGACCCCGATGGCAAGGTGGCTATGTGCTATACCCGCTGGTTCAAGAGCGATGAAAGCACCATGTTTGGGCGCTGCGAAGTCATGGCCGTTGCCGAAGTCGGTGACTCGAACGGCATCATCCGCATCGTGGGCGAGTAAGGAACATCAATGCCCGTCGATTTTGCCAACTTGTTTATTGCAGATCACGCGGTGGGAGCCGGTGAGCATTCCCAGGCGGTCGAGTTCGCTTCAAGCGGGCGCGGCCGTCCGGGCTTCACCGTCCCTGATGCCATTGTTGGCGATTTGCAGTTGGACGAAATGAGCAAGATCGACGGGGATCTCGAATCGTTTATCTCAACTCTCATTGTGCGCCGCTCCCAGTGTCCATATATCCCCCGCAAGGGGCAGCGGGTGACACTGGCGAGCGGGCGCGTTTGTTCCGTCGATACCGTCATGACTGAGGCAAGCGATGGGGTGACGCTCCCCATGCAGATAAGGGCGGAAGTCAATGGCTGACGGATTCGCCATCAAGGTTGATATGTCTGACTTCAAACGTGCTATGCATGAGTACGAAAAAGTCAGCAAGCGGGACTTTGCGCAGATCGTCACAAGCAAGCTGGGCAAGCTGGCTAAAGTTGCGGCTGGCATTGTGAAGCGCACGACGAAAGAGACCGTTGAAGCATTTAGGGAGTCTAAGCATTTTTGGGCATTCATCAACAAAGTCCGCAACAAGGGCATGAGCATATCGAAGCGGCGCAGGGCGAAGGGCGCGGAGATTGATAAACCGTACATCGACCTTTCAACTGGGAAAAGAATCAATGCCCGCAAGTGGATTCACGAAAAGCGGACCATCGGCGGCGCAGGCGCAGCGTCGGTGAAGCGGGAAAAGCTGACCCGTGAAATGAAGATGATCGCGCTGCGGGTGATCCGGCGTCGGGTGGGCAAGGTCAAGTCTTTCGTCGGGTTGTTTCTTAAGGCGTCTCATCTTTTAGGCGAGCGCGTTACGCAGTCTGACCTCGGCAAGAACGCGTGGAAGACGCAAGGAGTTGACGCGGCAAAGGCGGTTCCTGGCGGGAAGTGCATCGCTTATTTCACTTTACCGATTCGCGCCGATTTGAGGGAAACGGGCGAGGGCAACCGAAACTTGCGCGAACAGCAAAAGGTTTTGATGGTGAATCAGGCAATCGACATCGCCAAGCAAACGATCACGCGGGAAACGCTGGATGAAGTTCAGAAGCGCCTTGCCCAGTTGGCGATCAAGGCAAGCAAGAGGGCCGCATGAAACCGTTAAACATCAAGGGCAAAACCGAGACGGCTTTCCTGCGCATCCTCGAGCCGCTGAAAGACTCGCAAGACCTGTCAGGCTTTCAATGGGTTTGGCGTTTCTTCAGGGGGACGCTGAAGCAGAAGCGAATCAGCGTTGTGTGCGGCGTCCCGTCCGTTGCCGAGCGCCTGGAAGATAGCACCCCCTGGCTGTGGAATGTCCCCGTGATGGTTGAAGTTGTCACGGGTAAAAAGGCGACGGAGCCGGAAGCGCATGACGAGTTTGCCGCAACCGTCCTTGAGGCGATATTCGACGGGTCCGATACCTGCGCCGCACTGAACGCCGCCATGGGGAACGAGGGCTTTAAAGCGTTTTCGTGGGCCATTCAGGACGGGCCGGAAGATGACATTGACGATGAAACGCGGCGCACAAAGACAACCGGAATTTTGATGATGATGCCGTTCGCGGCGCAAACAGGAGCATAGGACATGCCTACGATCAATGATGGAACAACTGTGCCTCTGACCGGTTTCCCCGGAACGCTCACCGGCACGACTCAACAGACCGTTGAGATGACCAACGGCATCCGCAAGACCGAGCGGGTTATGAATGAGAGCAACGAAGCGGGCGCGGTGGTTTTTACCGGCAAGCACAAGGACGTTTCCATTTCGGGCATCATGCTCGCCACCAGTGCGCCTGCCCTGCGCATGTCCGTGCCGTTCGCCTACAACTCGGTGAACTACCGCACGACCGCGTTTAACGTGGCGAGCACCCGCACCCTGCGGCGCTTCGGCCTGACCGGACGCAAAGAGGCGTCCATGACCTACACCCTGCCCGCTTAAGGATCACACCATGACAACGCCCTCCGTACAATATGCCACCGGCAAAGAGCCCGCCATCGGCTTTGCCACCGCCGCAATCGCCAACGCCTCGCGTGATGAGGAAAATGTCGTTGAGACCGGCGATGTTGAAGAGGTTGAAGGCGAGGCGGGCGCGGTTGAGTCCGTCATCACATCGAATCTCGGCAAAGAAGTCTCCGTCAACGGAACCGCCCTTTCCGGCATGACGCTCCCCGAAATCGGAGACGCCTTGACCGCCGCCGACCTTGACGGGTATTGCACCGCCGCGTCAATGTCCAGCACCCCGACGCTTTCCAGGTTCAACCTCGGCGTGAAGAAGGAAGATTCCATAACGGTGACATAATCTATGTGGACGATTCACAAGGCGGCATTCTTTCCCTCTCCGGTGCGCATCTGCGGCGTTTCGCTGATGCCGCCTACCGTGGGGCATTATGCCATCCTTGAAGCCATAGAAAGCCCGTTTCTGTGCGGTGGCAACGCCAAGGCGGGCGACTTGCTCGGCACCGTGGCGCTGCTCTCCGTGAGCCACAAGACCGCCGCCGAACTGGTCCGGCGTCCGGCGCGGTGGGGATGGCGGCAGCGGGCGCTTGCGTGGCGTATGCGGCGCAAAAGGTTGACCCTGGAAGACGAGACCCGCCGCCTGTCCCGCTGGATGGCTGAGTGCGTTTGGTTCCCTGAACGGTTCAAAGACCCCGCCACTGAAAAGCCGTCGTTCCCGTCATCCGTCCCGCACGCGAATAAGCTGGTCTGGATCTTGACCGAGCATTTCCCGAAAGCGGACGTGCTCGCCATGAACATCATCGAGGCGCATTGCTACGCCTTGAGCCGCGCTGAAATGGTCGGCAATCAGTTTGAGACCTTGCAGGAATATCAACAGGTGTGGCTCCCCGAAGGATACGCCTATCACCCGACTGAGTATCCCGAAATCAACGCGGCCAAGGAAGCGGTTACGCGGGCGGGCCTGCTGATGAAGGACGCCGGGGACGCCATGAATGCCGCCAAGGTCAGCGGGGATGACAAGAAGATTGAAGCCGCCAAGGACATGATGACCGCCGCACGCGCCGAAAACAACAAGGCGACCGAAGCCTATAAAACAGCCTGCTTAAATGCGGGAGGGGGACCGTATGCGTAGATTCATCCCATTGCTTTTCCTTGCTGCGTCCGCTTTTGGAGCCGACGAAATTGTCCTTTCCGCGTCCCTCAAGATTGCAAGCGGCAGCGTGATTCAGTCTCAGGCGTCTGGCGAGCTGAAATACGACATGACCGCCGCCACTCCGGTTTATGCGGGAGCCGTCACCCTGCTATCGAACGCCACTACGCAGACCCTTGACGCCGCCGCCGTTGGCGATCCGGGCTACCTGTGGGCAAAGAACACCTCGACCAACGGCATCATCTACGCTGGCCCCACGAATGCGGCTGGCACGCTGCTGCCCGTCATCGAACTGCGCCCTGGCGAGCTGCACATGATCCCGCGTGGGTCAGCCGATATGTTGTTTACTTCCAGCGTCACGAATCTGACCGCGCTTCAGTGGTTTCTAATCACGCGCTAACGGGGGCAAGGCATGGCAACCGTCAGAGTAGATATTGAGGGCAATTCCTCAGGGCTCACGAAAGAGCTGAAGAAAGCGGACGCCTCCGTCATGGACTTCGGGCGCGGGCTCTCGTCCATTGCCGGGAAGCTCGGCATTGCTTTTAGTGTTGGAGCCATCGTCAATTTTACGCGACATACTATTGCCGCCGCAGATGCTGTAGTAACCTATGCGAAGGGAATTGGCGAATCCGTGCAGGCTACGCTTGCACTTTCCAAGGCTGGAATTGAGTCAGGCGTTGCCCAGGAAAAGACCCTCGGTTGGTTGCAGAAAATCAAGGACGCGCAGGAAACCATTGTTAAGTCGGGGGGTAAGTCTCCGCTTGCCGCGCAGCTGGAAAGCATCAACATAAGCGTTGCCGAGTTTGTTAACATGTCTCCTACCGAAGCATTCAACGCCTTGACCGAGGCGGCTATCAAAACAGGCAAGGGCGTTTCAGTGTTGACCGACATTCTCGGTAAAATGTCGGCGTCCGATGCGATGGACATGAAGAGCATCATTGACGCGGCGGGAGGGTGGGACGTTTACAAGGCTGGCGTTGAAAGAGCTGCCGAGGCTACAAGGAAACTTGCCGACCAGCAGGACCGGATTGACAAACTCAAGGCCAGCGTTAGCGAAGCCGCTACCACTTGGCTTGGCGACCTGATTTCCCTTGCCGCAAAAAACAACGAGACAATGGGGCTTGGCGAAAACAACGCTGCCGGATTTCTTCCGGCCTTTTTTCAAAATCTTGACCCTTATTCGCGGGCTTACGCGCAAAACGGACTCGGCGTAAACACCCCGAATCTCAATGGAACAGCTGGCGCCGGAACCGGGGCAACTGGATCTGGGGCAGAAGAAAGCCCCGCCGCTCTCATGGCGCGGATTGCAACTGAAGCGGATGAAGCCGCCAGAGCCAAGCTATATGACGCATGGAAAAACCGAAACACGATGGACGAAACAATCGCTGGCTATGGCGATGTTAAAACCATGAAGTCGATGCGGGAAGGCACGCGGATAGGAATCGAAGGCGACCGCAGCTGGATGAGCCCGCAAAAGTTGGCCGAAATGATCGCTTTTGAAAAAGCGTTAACCGCTGAAATCGAAAAGCGGGAAAAGGTTGAATCAGACATTGCCGACAAGCGCCAAAAAATGATAGACGCAGCCGCCGAACAGCGCGAAACCGTCCGCATCAACACGAATAAAGCCATTGAGGGCATCACCGTTGGCGTCCCTCGCCTGAACGACATGGAATCCGTTGGCGCAATCATGGGCGGCACGGGCCGAGCGGCGGATAGCATGCAGCAGAGGCTCGACAAAATAGCCGACATCAATTTGAAGGCTACCGAAAGCCTAAAGTCTATCGACGAAACCCTGAAGGGGTCATAACATGACGGATCCCACAGTCCAAGGGTCAACCGAGTTCACCTTGCGCCATCGCTACACCGCACGCGACATAGCGCGGGGCGTTGTCACTACCGAAGTGTGGAACGGGCTTTATTCCAGCCATGAGGAAAAGGCGCTTGACCTGTGGGCGGCAGGCGCGGTCAGCGTCACCCCATCCATGGGCGGCTCGGTCTGCACCATTACGGCCATTTTCGGCGGCACGCAGGGATCACAGGGCGGCGGGTCAGGTGGTGGCGGCACACCCGTTTCCATTGAGCCCATCACCGTCAGCTGGTCAGACGACCCGCACGTTTCAGAGGTGGACCTTAAGGGTATCCGCACATGGGGGCTTGACGGGAATCCCCTTTCCGCTGACAACAAGGAACGCGCCCGCATCCTTAACTTGATCGACAAGTACATTTCATCGGGCCAGCTTGACCTTGTTTCGGCGCTGACTGACATTACCGACAATCAGAAAAAATATGGCATTATCAAGGCGTCCGGCATTAACGGGGCCTATCGGTCTACCTATGCCGTCACCAAGACAACGACATGGGCGCGGTTCAAGGACGCCAAAGGGTATGTCGATTACTCTAAGCAGCTCAAAGTTATTTCATGGGCCGAAGTCGGCGCACCGTCCGATTACGACGAACCGCTTTATAGGGACATTGATATAAACGGAACTTGGGTAACGTCTCATTGCGAATGGCTTACCATGCCGCCGCGCAAGGGCTTGCAGGGGCGCGTCTTCACCGTGATTGAAACTTGGCTAGGGGCATACAAATGGAAGGCGGAACTTTATGACGGCGGCACAGGTTAAACTCTTTGCGGTCTCTTGCCTTGTGGCGTCCTCGTGTTTCGCGCAACTCAACGTGCGAAACCTGACCGCGACAACGGCAGTTGAATCGGCGTCCATTCCCGCGTCCGTGCCGCTCCGGTGGTATCGCGGGGAGTCCGTCAACTTCAACCACTGGTCAACGGAAGGCGGCACCGCGTGCGCCTGGACCAACCTCTCCAACCTCGTTGCCGTCTGGAGCCTGACCGCCAACCGCTCCGACGACCAGGACCCGGACAACTCCAACACCTACATGTGGGTGACGGGCGCAGTGACGGCGGCATCTGGCAAAGTGACATTCTCCGCGCAACCGAGTTGGACCGCCATGCCCGCTAGTAACTATTGGTCATTTGTCACCCTCTATCAAACGGACGCGCTCGGCTTGACCAACGAATACATCGGCGTCCTGCACCGCGCAAACGCCAACGTGCTCTATCGGGACACGGGGGTGAACTACGCTGGCCCGTGGGAAGTGCCGTCCAACATGGTTGACTCATACGCCCGCTCGCTCATCGCCGCAGGCGTCCCCGACTACACATCCCGCTCAAACACCGCCGCCATCTCCACCGCCCTGACCACCGAAACAAACCGCGCACAGGTTGCCGAGTCCGGCCTGTCCGCGTCTATCGCAGGGGTCAACGTGACGGCCACCAACGCCCTCACCAACTCCCTGCTCGCCATCGTTGCCGCTGCGTCTAAGCTCGGCGGGTCCGCTGTGACCAATGCCCTCGTTGACTACCTCGGCTCAAACACCGTCCCGCGTGCCATGGAAGCGATGTACCTGAAAGGAACGAATGCCAATTACAGTTGGGAAATGAACGGGGGCGTGCTGACGATTTACGAGGTGACGAATACGGTAAATGTCAGGGTGACGGCAACCAACAATTTAGGGCTTGGGTATAATGGGCCGCCTGTCGGAATGGTGTTCACGAACCCCGTTTGGAGCGCAGAAACAGTAACGTGGACGTGGGGCCAAAACGATTTTGACGGCGAGGGCAATATTGTTGATCTGTCTTTCACCGGTGACGCCGACATTTTTGCCGCACAATCAGTTGCCTTAAATATTAGCGGGCTTGTCCCGATTAGAACGTGGAGCAGCTCTTCTGGTGCGCTTGTTCTTCAGCCGTCGAACGCTGGAGTTGGATCTCCGACCATCGCATTTGTCCCCGCAACCAACACCTACACCCTTGGCTTTTACGACTACGCCCCGAGAGACGCGGTGTCATTTACCAACGGGCTTTACGGCACGACCAACGCGGCAGTCCACACCGCCAACGGCACCAACTGGTATATCACTTTCGAATGAAACACTTACTCGCCATCCTTACATTAGCCTGCGCCTTATGTAGCGTTCAGGGCGCGGTTGACGTTGTGCGCGGTCGCGTTTCCGACCTGACATGGGCCGGCTCAGGGTCAACGCGGGTTGCTACGTTCGGGTCAGCAGACGTGACAGACGGTCTTATCGCCCGCTGGACCGTGGCAGAAGGCGCCGGCACGACCGCCGCCGATACCGCAGGCACGAACACAGCCTACTTCGTTGACGCGCCCGTGTGGACCAACAGGGCGGCTGGCAAGGGCGGGCTGTACTTCGATGGGGCAAACGATGCGCTTAGGTCGAGCACGTTGAATCTGTCCGCAACAAATCAAGTAACGCTCGCGTTCTGGATGAACTGGCGGACCTTTGCGAACAACAACGACCTCGCGTTTGAATACTCGGCTACAATGAACAGCGCACCGGCGTTCTACATTAACCCTAACAGCGGCGCACCCGCTTCCGGCAAGATGACGGCTGTAATGTCAAGCGGTGCGGGTCAATATAACGGGATTGCGGTAGACCGTCCCGCGTCAAACACTTGGTGCCACTTTACGGTAGTTCTGAATCGCGCATCCGGCGTGACGTGTTACAAGGACGGTGTTCTGTGCGCAACTACTCCCGCGTATACCAACACTTTGACCGGCAACTTTTCGGGGCTAGCCATCGGGCTCAACATGATGTCCCGAAACGGCGCGTCCCTGTTCGGAAACGGCTCGCTTCAGGACGTGCGAATCTACAACCGCGTGATTACGAGCAACGAGGCTTACACAATTTGGAACGCAACGAAATGAAAACTTTCCGCCGCCATAGTCAGTCCTCCCTCCGAAGCGTGTTCATGCCCACGCTTTTGCTGGCTATGGCGGCACTTCTCTCAGGATGCACGGCACCGCTCATTCAGCGGACATATCCGATAACGGTCCTGCAAATCGGGTTTAACAGCGTGGATTCCGAGGTGTTGAAAGAAACACAGGTCAGCCCTCAACTGAAAGCGAGTTTGAAATGAAGGCACGAGAAACACGCAGAAATGAAAAGGCTGATTCGCCTCGCGTGGGGAATTGGCTCAAATGGTTCACGGCAAAAAGGACTTGCCGAAACTGGAAGCGTTTTAGCGGCATCGACGTTGCCGTAATCCTGCTTTTCGCCGCTTTGAACGTCAACGCCATGGGCTACCTGCCGAAGCGTGACCCTGCGCCTGACCCCGTTATTATCACCGCACCGACAAACGAGACGGGCGTTGAGACTGTCACGCCGCCATCCGCAACGGTTGACACAATCGCGGTAGGCTCGTTCTCGCGCCCGTCGATTGCGGTTGACGGCGAGACCGTCTATGTCGCCTGTGAAGGTCCGAAGATGCAGAGCCTCTATCAGTGGACGCGCACCGCTGGCACATGGTTTGGCGGGATCATCGTCAAGGCGTCACCGCAAACGGCTATGCGGACCTACGTTGCCGACACCCTTCCGGGCTTCACCTCGTTTCGCTACGGCAAGAAGGATGGCGGCAAGTTTCATGGTCCTGGATTATTTGCAGACGGAAAGGAATCATTCGTGGGCCTGACAACCGGAGCGGCACGGCTGGCGATGTCAAAGGACGGGCCGATCCTCATGAGCAAAAACGGGGAATGGAAAAACCTCAGGACGGGTCAGACGGGCAAGTACAACGCGGGGAGCACCGGCGAGAAATACGACTTTGCGATTCAGGACGGCAAATGGGCAACGGTGGTCAACGGGTATAGCAAAGATCCGTCGTCAATCTCGTATGACGGCAAACGGGTTGTCGCATTTGATTACAACACCTTCAAGGATCAAGGCTCAGACCTCAATTATCCGTCGATCCTGATTCACTCAGGCGCAGTCTGGATGGCGTCTGTGCATAGCGGACGGTTGCGCCTTCAGTGTCTCAAAGACGGCAAGCTGCGGTGGTCCGCTACCAAACCCGCCAACATCGGAGACGCCACTATGCAACAGCGTTGCCCGCCTCGCCTGACGGCTATCAGGGGGCGCGTGGTGGCAGTCTGGCAGTACAAGGGGTCCATCATGCAGGTGGACGTTGAAAACGCTTTGGCGGGCCAAGCCAAGCCCGTTGCCGTTTGCCGTGGGACCATGCCGGACGTGTCAGGGCCGCACATGGTCTATCTGGACGGCGGGGCGGTCAAACACCGGACGCTTAAGGGGGAATGACGCGATGAACGGACAGGCAAAGGAAAAGATTGAGCGTACACGGGAGTACGTTTTGGCGAGCAACCTGGCCGACGAGGCCAAGGACGGCCTGGGCAACCTGCTCGACGCCGGGGCCAAGGCGGCGAACGGGGCACCCGACAAAATTCAGGCCATTGCGGACGCACTTATGGAGCTTATCCTCCACGAGGTCAAGCAGGCGGTCCGCTATCCTGAAACGTTCAAGAAGGCGGTGGAGGCGCATGCGTTGACCTGCCCGCTCAACACCCCGGCCGGGAAGCTCGGCGTGGCGTTCCGGTTCCGCTGGCCCATCTGCGTGTTCGCCTCCGTTGCCGTGTTCTCGCCCAACTTCGGGCGGCTGGCCGAGCTGATCAAAGGGCTGATTCGATGAATCCTACCGTCCCCGGAACATTCGAAAACGAGCGCGAGAATGTCGGCTACCTGCTGGAGTTTGACCATCAGGACTACGGGTGTTTCTGGCGCGAAAAGGTCGTGTATCGGTTCATCCTCATTGAGCGTAGCCCCATCACATTCATCCAGCGGGACGGCACGCGCATTAGGCCATGCCGGGAGTTCCTGAGTGATCAGGGATCGCAGCCGCCTATAGTGCAGGGCTGGCTCCCCAAAGATCGACATCCGGCGGTCTATTTCCACGATGACCAATATCGGAGCGGTGGGGCGTGGATTGCGGCACCCGGAAACGTCGCCTTTGAGTTTGTGCCGTTGACCCGCTCGCAAGCCGA